GTTACAACAAGGCGTTATGTCTTGGAACAAAGGCAGCTTGGAGTTAGAAAATGGTAGTAAAATACTCGCATCTTCTACTTCTGCAAGCGCTGTTCGTGGCGGGTCTTATAACATTATATTTCTGGATGAGTTTGCCTACGTCCCAGCAAACGTTGCAGAACAGTTCTTTAGTTCAGTCTATCCAACAATCAGTTCTGGTAAAACAACCAAGGTAATGATTGTTTCAACCCCACACGGTATGAATATGTTCTACAAGTTGTGGGTGGATGCAGAGGAGGAAAGAAACGAATACATTCCAATTGAAGTGCATTGGAGTGAGGTTCCCGGCCGTGATGAGGCATGGAAACAACAAACAATTAAGAATACGTCTGAGGCACAGTTTAATACAGAGTTTGAATGCGAATTCTTGGGGTCAATTGATACATTGATAACACCAGCAAAGCTTCGATCAATGACATATCGAGAACCAATAAAATCTAATGCTGGATTAGATGTTCACGTTCAACCCATAGAAAATCATTCATATATGATGACTGTTGATGTATCAAGAGGAGTAGCAAACGATTATTCAGCTTTTGTGGTATTTGATGTTACAGAGATTCCATATAAGATTGTTGCAAAATTTCGAGACAATGAGATTAAACCTCTTATATTTCCAGCAAAAATTTATGAGGTGGCGAGAGCATATAATCAATCATTCGTTTTAATCGAAGTAAATGACATTGGAGAACAGGTTGCTAATGCTATGCAGTTTGATATGGAGTATGACAACCTAATTATGGCTTCTATGCGTGGCCGTGCGGGCCAAGTCCTTGGAGGAGGGTTCTCAGGGGGCCGAGCGCAGTTGGGGGTAAGAACCACTAAAGCAGTAAAACGTATTGGTTGTTCTAATCTCAAACAGTTGGTAGAGGATAATAAACTTATTGTTGAGGACTTAGAAATTATAAATGAATTATCTACATTCGTATCCAAGGGACAGTCTTATGAAGGAGATGATGGATGTAATGATGATTTAGTTGCTTGTCTTTTTATATTTGCATGGGCCACTGACCAACAATATTTTAAAGAATTGTCTGATCAAGACATTCGAGCAACTATGATGAGAGAACAACAAGACTCATTGGAACAGGATATGGCTCCATTTGGGTTTGTAATTAATGGTCTTGAAGAAGAAAATATTGGCCAAATGGTTGATGAATATGGAACTAAATGGAATCCTATAGTACGAGATTACGGGACTGATTGGTAAATTCTAAATAAATTCGATAAGATCGTTATCTATTTTAGTGAAACAATTGGAACAAACTATATGAGATTGTCTGATAAGGTCATCAGCATCCTTACGGCTTTCGTTATTCATACCTTTTCTTTTTGTTATTTTTCTAATTTCGTTATTATGAGGATAAAATTTGAGGCATACAGTTTCACTTTCTCCACAATGAACACAAGATTTATTTGCAAGATACTCGTTTAACCATACTATACGCTGTCTATAGTTTCTACGAGCTACCTTTTTGATAGTTTCTTTGTATTTTTCATAATGAGATTCCATAATTTTATTTATAAGATTTAACACATATAAAAATAATGTTTAAGCATTCATTTTTTATAAATATTTCAAATAACAATAAGATTGCTCTCTTAAAAAGTAAAGGAGTACGACAATGGGTTTCTTAGTTTCGCCTGGTGTACATGTAAGAGAAATTGACCTCACAAATATTGTTCCAGCAATTCAAACCACGATTGGTGCGTTTGCAGGGCCATTTGAAAAGGGGCCGGTATCTTCTGTCACCGCTATTAGTTCTGAAGCAGAGCTTGTACAAGTTTTTGGTAAACCAAATGCCAGTAACTTTGAATATTTTTTCACTGCTGCAAATTTCTTGCAGTATTCAAACGCATTACGAGTTGTTCGTGCTGAAAGTGGGTTACTAAACGCCTGTTCAGAACTTGGACTTCTTATTAGAGATAACGATCATTATCAAGGATCATTTCAAGATGGTCAAGGTAGTGTTGGTCCTTGGGCTACAAGAACAGCTGGAGCTTTTGGTAACTCATTGAAAGTTTCCATTTGTGCAACATCAACTGCCTTCTCGCAAAATATTACAGGTGCTAACCAAGTTAACGGCGCTGTGGCAAGTGGTGCAACAAGTGTTACAGTTGACGATGTTGATCTTGCATCTAACGTAATTAACGTTGGTGATATTGTTTCATTCTTCACTGACAGTGGTTTCGGTACTTTTGCAACTGGTCACGAAGGAATAGAATATGATGTTACTTCCCGTGATACAGCAAATAACACAATAACACTTCGTGAGTTGGATAATCCTACAGGATCAGGATTGAAAGCTACACTTGCTGACAATTCATTCATTCGGAGACGTTGGAAGTTCTATGACTTGTTTGATTCAGCTCCTGGCACATCTGATTGGTCAACACAGAATGACAAGGGAACAAATGATGAGATGCATATTGTCGTTTACGACAGCACTGGTAAACTTAGTGGTTATGCTGAAAGTGTTGCTGGACAAAGAACACTTTCAATTCTAGAAGTATATCAGGCTCTTTCCAAGAATTCTGAGGCAAAAACGCCGCAGGGAGGAACAAACTATTACGCTGAAATTTTGTTCATTCAATCTTCATTCATCTACTGGATGGATCATCTCGCAGCTGGTGTAAATTGGGGTCAAGACCTTGATGCCGGTAACAATGTTTCTTTGAACGCAACAGATGCAAATGGATCAGATGAAGGTGATTCAATTATCTTAGATGGTACAGATAGTTCTTCCACCAACGCTGGTGACAACGTAATATTGAATACAAATGCTGGTGACTATACAGCAGTTGATACGCCGACATATGACGGTCTTACAGGTGGAACAGATGACTATGCTATAACACTTGGAGAAAAAAGAATTGCATATGATAAGTTTGCAAACGTTGAATTAATTGACGTAAACTTTATTCTTGGTGGACCTTCTGCTACAGTGGATGCGGGTTCATTCGGTACTGCCGGTGATGAGTTTGATACGCATGGAACAATGCTTACTGACCTTGTTGAACTACGCAAAGACTGTGTTGCATTTATTTCTCCTGCCCGTCAGGCTGTTGTGAATATTGCAAGTGAAGTTACACAAACAACAAATGTCAAAAACTCTTTTGATACACTACCGTCATCCTCTTATGTGGTTTATGACAGTGGTTACAAATACATGTATGACAAGTACAATGATGTATATCGCTATGTGCCACTAAACGGTGACATTGCTGGCCTTTGTGCAAACACAGACCGTGTTGCAGAACCTTGGTTCTCGCCAGGTGGTTACAATCGTGGTAATATTCGTGGTGCAATTAAACTTGCATACAACCCACTAAACGCTAACAGAGATATTCTCTACAAGGCTCGGATCAACCCAGTAGTTGATTTCCCCGGCCAAGGTGTGATACTCTTTGGTGATAAAACTGCTCTCTTGAAACCAAGTGCATTTGATCGCATTAACGTGCGGCGTCTGTTCCTTGTTCTTGAGAAGGCAATCGCTACTGCTGCTAAATTCCAACTCTTTGAGTTCAATGATGAGTTTACACGGGCTCAGTTCCGTAACTTGATTGAACCTTTTTTGAGGGATGTTCAAGGCCGCAGAGGTATTACAGACTTCCAAGTGGTTTGTGACGGCACTAACAACACTGGTGAGGTAATAGATAGAAACGAATTTATCGCTGATATCTATATCAAACCGGCCAGATCAATTAACTTCATTACTCTTAACTTTGTTGCAGTTCGCACCGGCGTTGAGTTCTCTGAAGTCATTGGTAGGTTTTAAAGAAGGAGTATAAGAAATGGTTGGAACTATTGACCAATTTAGAGCACAATTGATCGGTGGTGGTGCAAGACCAAACCAATTCAAGGTTGAAATTGTATCTCCGCCAGGTATCACAACTGGTCTACCGACAGAAAATGCTGCTTTCCTTTGCAAGGCTTCTAATATGCCACAGATGGCGCTTGGTGAAATTGAATTGCCATTCAGAGGAAGAAAAATTTATATTGCTGGTGACAGGGAGTTTGCCGATACTTGGACAACAACCTTTATCAACGATACTAATTTTGCATTGAGGAATGCGTTTGAAAGATGGAACAATGGGATTAACGATCTGGTTACAGGTACAGGTGTTACGTCATCTTCTGAATATCAGGCTGATCTTAAAGTTTCGCAACTAGATAGAGACGACTCAGTTCTGAAGGTTTATATCTTTAGAAATGCGTTTCCTCTTACAGTTAGTGCAATTGAGCTTTCCACAGAAACCACAAACGCAATCGAAGAGTTTGAGGTTACTTGGAGATATCAACACTTTGAATCTTCAGAAGTTACGGCTGGTATTTCAGCAGTTGCTGGATAGTTGGTTTAATATACCTACTAAATAAAAGAGTAGGGAGATATTATGGCTGAATTATTCGGATATACAATTAATCGTAAAAAGGAAAAGGGTAGTGGAGAAGCCTTCACTACCCCCACTCCTGATGACGGCACACAAGATATTGCTGGTGGTGGTTTTTTTGGCTCTATTCTTGATACTGACGGTAGAGAAAGAACAGAACTCGACCTTATCCGTCGATATCGTGATATCTCCCAACAACCAGAATGTGATAGCGCATTAGAAGATATTGTAAATGAAGCTATTGCATATGATGAATTTTCTCAATCTGTTGGAATAGAACTTACAAGATTACCATATCCAGAAAAAATTAAAAGAATGATAAGAAAAGAGTTTGACTCTGTTCTTCGCCTTTTGGACTTTGATGACAAAGGACATGATATTTTTAGACGTTGGTATGTTGACGGCCGACTTTATTATCATAAGGAAATTGATCCTAAAAGACCAGAACAGGGTATTACTTCATTAAGATATATTGATCCTATAAAAATTAAAAAAGTTAGAGAGATTGAAAAAGAGAAAGACCCCAAAACCGGAATAGACATAGTAAAACGTATTGTTGAATACTATGTTTATAACGAAAAAGGTCTTTTCTCAGCTGGATACGGTGGTTCAAATCAAGGAATTAAAATTGCAGCAGATGCAATCACATATGTTCCGTCTGGTGTAATTGATCAGAATGGTGGTAAGGTTCTGTCTTATTTGCATAAGGCAATTAAACCTGTTAATCAATTAAGGATGATTGAAGATGCATTGGTTATCTATCGCATTTCTAGGGCTCCAGAGCGCAGGATTTTTTATATTGATGTTGGTACTCTACCAAAAGTCAAGGCAGAACAGTATCTCAAAGATGTTATGAATCGTTATCGTAACAAGTTAGTGTATGATGCATCGACTGGCGAGATTCGTGATGATAGAAATCAAATGAGTATGCTGGAAGATTTCTGGCTCCCACGCCGTGAAGGTGGCCGAGGTACAGAAATTACAACTTTGCCAGGTGGTTCTAATCTTGGTGAAATTGATGATATAGAATATTTCCAAAGAAAACTATATCGTTCACTGAACGTGCCTATTTCTCGTTTGGAAGCAGAAAATAGTTTTAGTCTTGGCAGAACTACAGAGATTACAAGAGACGAACTAAAATTTACAAAATTTATTCAAAAATTAAGAAAAAAATATACTGCACTATTCACTGATATATTGAAAACTCAATTGTTGTTAAAAGGTATTATCTCATTAAATGATTGGGATAATATGAAGGAACATATTCAATATGACTTTATGAAAGATGGTCACTTCTCTGAGTTGAAAGAAGCTGAATTGTTGAATGATCGTATTCAAACTTTGGATAGTATTCAATCTTATATCGGTACGTTTTTCAGTAAACAGTATGTTCTTAAAACTGTATTGCGTATGAACGATAGTGAAATTCAAGATATGCAAGACCAGATTAAAAGAGAGCTCGATACTGATCCTCTTGATGGTGGTATTGATATGCCAGATGTTGGCGATGGTATCACACGTTATCCACAAGATGGTGGCGGTGGTGCTATTCCTGCTGATGATATGGCCAAGTATGATGGAGAAGCTCCACCAGAAGAAGGTGGAGATAAAGAAGAACCTGTCGAAGATAACTTTGATAAAAGTATAACTGTGAAAGGTAGAAAGAAATGAGTAGAGAGATAATTAACGCATTATCAAATGGAGATAATCTTGCTGCAGAATCAGAATTTAATGATGCACTTTCGGCAAAGGTCGGAAGCGCACTTGAAACAAAAAGAAAAGAATTGGCCAGTGTATTTGTGAATACGCCGGGTGGGGAAAATGAGGAAGATTGAAAAAATCTATGAGTCTACAGTTGTAGAGAAAGACGAACATCGTAAATCTAAGGAATATAAAAAACTATCTCCAAGGATGAAGGATGCTGTTGATTCTATTTTTACTGCAATGGATGCTAAACCTTCAGATTTCCTAAATAGTTTTGAAAAAACAATAAAAGATGCGTCAAGAGAGTTTAAAGTAAAAGAAAACGAATTGTTGTCGTATTTTGAAAAAGAAATGTTGTCGATTTAAGGAGTTAGAGGATGGCCATTGTTACAAGAACACTCAGAGATACTGCCGTTAATGCACCCGGCGCTGGTGGAACAGTTACAATTAAAGTTGATATCGAAGATGATGCAGCTGCAAATGGCGCTATTTTAGATGCAAGTGGATTAGATGGTCATGCGAACGGTGCAAAACTACACATCGCCAGACTTTGGTGGGCATTGACTCAAGGTAGTGCTGATGATGATACTGGTCATGTTGAAATTCAAGAAGTATCTTCTGGAACAGATATTGTTCAGATTAGACTTGCCGGAACTGGACACTATGATGGTTCTGCTGGCGTTATTCCTGGCACTGCGGCAAATACAACAGCAACTTCTGGTGACCATGAAATAACTACTTTTGGTACATCTGGTTTTGTTATCATCGAATTTAAGAAAGACGAAAACTATACGTCATAGGGGATATGAGATGCAAACTGTAAAATTATTTTCAGAAGCCGTAGAAGAAGTAGAGTATATCACCGAAGCAAAAGAAGACGGTGGTAAGACCTACAAGATCAAAGGCATATTCATGCAGGCTGACGTTAAAAATCGTAACGGCCGTGTATATCCTATGGAAGTTCTACAGAAAGAAGTTTCAAAGTATAATAAAAACTTTATCAGAGAAAATCGTGCATTTGGTGAACTGGGACATCCAGACGGGCCTACCGTCAATTTGGAAAGAGTGTCACACATGATTACCTCTCTGACACCAGATGGTAAGAATTTCATTGGGGAGGCAAAAATTATGGCCACACCAATGGGAGAAATTGTTAAAAACCTTATGGATGAAGGTGCCAAGTTAGGCGTTTCATCTAGGGGCATGGGAAGTTTGGATCAAAAGAACGGTGCTAACTATGTGAGAGATGATTTTTACCTTGCTACTGCGGCCGATATTGTTGCAGACCCTTCTGCACCCAACGCTTTTGTTGAGGGCATTATGGAGGGTAAAGAGTGGGTTTGGAATCACGGTGCGTTGGTGGAAGCCCACGTTGCTGAATTGAAAACGAAATTTGACGTTGAAAAACGTCATAGAAAGGCGAATGTTGAAGCGTTAGAGTTCGCCAAATTCCTCAAAATGTTATAACTTATAAATAATATAAATGCAAAAAGGAGACAATTCCATGTCCGAATTAGATAAAACAATTGAGGAGCTTGAAGCTGAGGTATTGGCCGAACTAGAAGAAGCCAGTCAGCCCGATGATTCGGGCGGGAAAGCAGATGCTCCTACAAAACTAAAAGGTAAAACACCTGGCGGTGAAGTCCAAGATGGCGGAGAGCCGGTTGTTGAACCAGATGCAAAAAAATCCCCAACAGACGTTACAGATAAAAGTGCAAAAGAAGTTGGCGGAGATGCACAACAGAAATCCGAAGGCAAACCTCAGAAGATGGTGAAGGGTCAGGGTAATCCTGATGGCACACCAACCTCTAACAAATCACAGGCTATGGCCGCTGGGTACGAACCCGAAGGTGATGAAGTTTTAGGAGAAGCGAAGTTGACAAAGGCACAAGCTCTTGAACAGATTGGAAAGATGAAGAAGTCTGAAATCGAAGAGATGCTTGCGAGTCATGCTGCTAAGATTGAAGAAGCAGGAAATGCAAAGACTGAAGAAGAACTTGAGAAACTTCAGGCTGAGAAAGATGCTATCGAAGAGAAAATTGCATCAATCAGCGTCAAAGAAGATGTTGACGCACTGGTTGCTGGTGAAGACCTCTCCGAAGAATTTAAAGAAAAAGCAGCGACGATTTTTGAAGCTGCTGTTAAATCGAAAATCCGTAGTGAAGTTGTGCGAATGGAAGAAGGCTACGCAGTTGCTCTTGAAGAAGCTACAGAGACAATCAAAGAAGAGTTGTCAGAGAAAGTTGATGACTATCTTGGTTACGTTGTCGAACAGTGGATGACAGAGAACGAACTTGCGATTGAACGTGGTCTAAAGGGTGAAATCGCTGAGGACTT